GGCTCATCAGCAGCAAAGCGAACTGCCCGATCGCGCACGATACGAACAAGGGCTGATTCGAGATGACGCGCCATTTCTTCTTGGCGAGTCGCTCCGGAGGGGATTGCCAGCGCAGAATCGTCATGGTGTTACTCAGGGGGGAGTTGACGAGAAGGTGTACAAGACTTGGCCAGAAGTGTTCTGGACGGTGCCGTCGTTCTGCGTCAGCGGATAACCGGTGGCGTCCCGGAAGGATCCCTCGGTCGTCTTGATCTTGGCGACGAGCCCTGGATATTTGGGTGGCTCCGCTTCACCTTCGACGGGATACGTCAGAATGAATTCTTCGATGTTTTCTACGAGAGGCGTTTCCCAGAGGCCGGCCACAGTCGTGATGCACGAACCTTTGAGCAGCGAGTATGGATCGGTTTCGCCGGCTTTCTTCCAGATTGGGTGACGCTCCTGCAAGATCGCATCTTTGATGGCCTTGCGGATCGCCTCAAAGAATGGGCTCCTGAGGGCCTGTAGCTCCTGGTCGCACGTGTCTGGAATCCAATGGGCCACAACCCATCGGGTGTCTTCCCACAGGTCGTCAGCGACGCGCTCGGCTTTGCCGCGATCACTCTTGTCTCGATAGAGATACAGACACGGCAGGTCTGTATCGTTGAGCGTGTTGTCGTTCGGATTGTTAAACTGGACGGTTCGAATGATTGGAACCGTACCGCTCGATGCTCCGCTCACGGGCAGCCATGCCGCCGCTAGCCTGTACTTCATGACGGCACTCAGGTAGTCGCCGAATACGCGCAAGACGATGTCACCGGCTGGGTCTGGGATGACCGGAACTGGATCTAGCGCCAGTGCCCCAAACTCAGTGGGTGCTCCGGGTAGATCTGGGTAGGGCATCAGAGCAACCGAAAAGTCAGCAGGGTCAGACCAGCGGTCAGCGACGCGATCTGGACTGCGATGTAGCTAACCTGCGCATGTATTGATAGTGGTCCCGGATCTCGTCCCGCTTGAATCCGGCGTGCTCACAGGCGACTAGCTCGTCCTTGGTCATCAGAAGTCGCCGGAGTTCGACATGCCATTGGCACTAGGCATCATCTGCGGTTTTCCGAACGTGGTGATGAGGCCACCGGAGTTGCTCGGCTTCGGTTCTGGAGGATTGTCCTGAGGAACTATCCGAAGCAGGTCTGCCTGAATCTTTGACATGATCGCGTTGGCTAAGTCGAGCGCGCGGTCACGGTCACGCGTGCGACCGTTGTCACGTGTGTATTTGGGCTTACGATTCCAGGCCAGATACTGAGCATATTGACTTTCGGCAGACTGTAGCAGTACAGAAATGTTTTTATCTTCACCATCCGGGATGGTGCTGTAAATCACAGGGAGTGCAGATACGACCCAAATATGAGCATACCGTAGTGTGTTCTGAACTCCCTTTGATTGGTGGATGATTGCGAAATCACCGGTCTTGTCATCGTCGTAGATAGCCCGATATGCCTCTGGAGCTATGTCGGCCATCAAGTCATCGGGCTCGATGAAAGGGATCGGTGATATTGTTGCCACTATGCAGCTCTGTTGATGATCTTATTGTGCTCAACAACCGGGTCTTCAACGAGCTCAATCGTTGGATCGTTCATCGTCACAGGACGGTCCAAAATTGCACCGTCGGCGCGGTGATAGCTGTCAAAAGACCGGCTCTTGGTGTGTTGATCGAAATATGCTCGTGTCACCGATAGTACTTCACCTGGCTGATAGAAGACATCCTCACCGTCGGTCACGTGCTGCTTGAGAAGTTTGCATCCTAATCGGACTCGAACGGTCAACATGTCGTCGGGTTTCGGTAATCGTTCCGAACGCTGGGGCTGTGGTTGCTGACTTTGATTTTGATTTGACATTGCGTTTCCCTCTCCAGGAAAGTCGGGGCGACGCAAAGAGCAACGCCCCGGGGTCCATTACTGATAAGCGTTGATCAGCAAGTTTCCAATGTACTTGCTTGTCATCTTCTCGGCGTCGTAGTTGACGCAGACGATCTTAGTGCCACCTTGCGGGCCACGATCTTGAAGGTAGTACTGGCGCACAACGAAGCCACCAGACTGCGTTCCGTCCGGAGTCGGAGGGGTCACCCATCGGAACGTGTACGAGGTAGCGACGTCTTCTTGCGAGGTCGGGGGCATCTCGGACGGATTGCGGAACAACACGACATCTTCGCCCCACACGAATCCGAGGGTTCCGTCGGACTTGATATAGCGCATTTCACAGATGAAGAACGGAGGGAGGCGGAGCTGTGCCTGGAGGTCCGAAGAAGTCGGGATCCCGTCCACCTTGTCTTTGTACGCAACATAGCCACGAACCGCCGGATTGCGGGTGTATCCACGGTACGTTTTCCCCGCGAGACCAATGCCGGTAACTTCACCGTAGCTTGAGTCAAGCACGCTGTGAATGTCTTTGACGGGATCACTGTTGGCGCCGCCATTCCATTGCTGACCAGACAATATAGTGGTCGCCGAGTTCCAACTGGCGGAGGTGCGGAGTAATGCAGCCACGCGGATCTCGCGCTCGAGCTTCATGGCCTCAACAACACGCCGAACGTGGGCGGCTCGAATCTTCAGCGGAGCGTCCGCGTTGGCCTCGAGCTCCGTCGAAACGAAGGCACCGAGAGCGCGAGGAACAACCTTGTAGCTGGATGTACCGAGCAGACGCGGCTGAATCTCAGCGACTCCGCCACCGGGCGCCGTCTGGATACCGATCGCCCTCTGGAATGCGTCTTCCTTCTGGAATTCCCAGAAGTAGTTTGTGTCCTTCGTTACCGGTACAGGTGGCGAGATCAAGTCTGCCATCGGCGTGAAGTTCGTGTAACCGGACGCATAGTTCGGCAACGCGGACTTGATGTGGACGTCCGAGATGCCGGAAACAATCGGATCGGTAAGCAACAGAGGGGCGTCTGCGCCTCCGGTGCGGGCCGACAACAGCTGCGACGCTACGGTTGGATTGGTCTGTGCCAACGACCGTGCTGACAACTCTAGGTCGTAGTCGTGGGCATAGTTGGCAAGCATTTGCGTCCGGTAATCATCGTGCACTTCCATGCGAGCGATCGTATTGCCGGCCTGGTCAAACACGTGACCGGAGTCAAGATCGAGCATTTCAACTCGACCGTCGGCTTGATTCACGCCATGAGCAGAAAGGAGTCCTTGAACGGGGATAATGGGCATCGATTTTTTCCTTTGACCTTACAGTCGAATTAGGCTCCCGTTCCGATGTTGATGAGAACCGGGAAAAGTTCTGTGGTGGCGACTGTCGCTAGTGCTTGGCCGAGATAAGCGGACGCCGCGGTCTTGGTGTCGAGAGATCCGGCGGTTGTGCCTGAGCTTCCAACCCAGGTATTGGCCGTGATAGTCCCATAGGCGATACCGACACCGATGCCACCAGTCCGCACTCGCCCAGTGCCACCCGCAGGGATGATCTCACAGGTTAGACCGAGCATGACTTGACCAGCGGTCGCGATGGCGACTTTGGCTCCCAGCATGTTGAGCGACAAATCTGTGCTCTCCATGAGGTGAGAGGTGTCGAGCATTACGCCCGTGAAAGCAGCGATATCGGCGCCGCTGGAATTGTAAACAGAGATGTCATGGACGCAGGGTTGAGCTGCGATCTGGGCATATGCCAGAGAACCGGAAGCTGCCATTGTGTAGGCTCCTAACTATGTGTGGTAAGTTGTGTGTGTGGTTGAGACGGAGCCTTATCCGGCTCTGCGCATCTTTGTAATCAAAGCGTCGACCTTGCACTGTGCATCGAGCAGCGTGCAGCCAGTTTCTTTCATGATCCGAGCGACCATCTGCTCAGGCTTGAGCGAAGGGGCTTCACTCGGAGAATCCGCTTGAGAGCGAAGCTGCACCGATTGAGTCTGGTTGCGACCGTCAGCAGTATGGACCGACAGCAGGTGCCGTTGCGGCGCTGGCAGATTCGGGAAAAGCTTCTCGAACCCGGTCGGATCTGCGCGCAGGTACGAAAGCAGGCTGACTTTCCCGTCAACGGGAAGACCTTTCTTCTCGCGATAGGTATCGAATGCCACGTCAACGCGCGCATTTAATAGCTGCGTTTCGTGTTCCTCGACCTTTGCGGACAGAGTCAGGTTTGTTGCTTTCAGAACTTCCATGTCGGCGAGAAGCTGATTCTTCTCGCCAGTCAATACCGTGATCTCAAGATCGTACTGTTCGGGTGTCTTAACTGTGGCCATTTGTGGCACTCCTGTATTGCTGAGGTTGGAGGCAGCGGACACCTCCGCAGAACTATTGAGGGAAGGAGCAGAAGCCACTTCGGCGTCGCCCCCGTGATCTTCGATGATGTGTTTATCCATCGCGACATCGATCAAGTCTTCGACGACGTCGAACACTTCGTCCCACGACATGCCAGCGTGGGCGTTAACGATGTTGCGCAGAGGCAAAGCGTAGTCTTGCAGGCGCACGCCGTTGACCATCTGGGTGTGGTCTCCATCGGCCGCGTCCATGTGCTCACGTAGATTGCCAAGCGTTTCTGTCATCTGCTCTGGAGTTGCCAGATCATGCAGGCGAAGGGCGCTCTTGATCCGTGGCAACATCTCGGATGCCGAGTAACAACCGGTCATTCCGGAAAGCGTAACCGTCGGATCGGCGTCTTCGAGTGTCACGCTGCAGTAGGTGGCAGCTGCGTCAGCGCCGATGCTGGCCGCGAGCGGTTCCATGCCGGACAGAAATGGTGAGTTCGTAATCGCAATCGACGAAATCACAGCCCCGATCGGCTTACCGGTGACGCGGTCCTTTTGGTTCCAGCGAATCGCCGGACTGACGCCTTGATACTGATCGTTCTGGATGTATTGTCGGGCCAGATCGCCCCACTCCGTGAGAGCGAACAATCGGCGCCCGTCATGCTTGAATCCGTAACCCCAGCCCTGCGATGGAGTCCCGAGCAACGGGATCGCTCCCTCAGTTGGCCGCATCTCGGATGCATGCTCGAAGTCATACTGGATTCTACCGAATCCCTGGGTTGTGAAGTTCGTGCAGATTTCGTCGAACACGCGGGCGTTCAACTCGAACGGTTTGCCGTCTTTGACGAATCGGCCCGCCTTCGCAACCTGAATCCAAACGCGCTTATTTTCATCGCCAGTCGAGAGCGCCTGGGCCTTGTCAATCGGTAAAGAGAGGAGAATCCTCGGACCTTCCTCCTCGGTTCCCTCGGAGAAGAACGCTGACATGTGATGGATGGTCGTGCGTGACCCGTCTGGATGAGTGGTTGTCATGCGTAGACCTCGAGAGAATGTTCGCGACGATGCCTTCGTATTCTTGTTGTATTCTGAATCAATGCCAAACCGTTGCGCTGCACGGGCAATACGCGCCCGTATCTGGTGGTATTGGGTCGAAGACATCGAGCCTTTTTGCTGCTCGAGGCGAGCCGCTGCGTTACGAACATGTGCAGCGTCGTGAATCGGATAGGCGCGATTCTTCGGATCGCCAAATTGACTCGACGGCATCTTTTTGCGCTGCGTCGCGGTTACGGTTAGGTCGATGTCAGCCATTGGATGGGGTTACTCCGCCGCGAAGCTTCCCGGGCATCACGAGCACTTTCCAGGCGGTCGTCGACGTCGCATTGGTTACGGCGGAGGCTCGTAGGAATACTTTGCGACAACCGAAGACTTTCAGCTCTACGAAGTCGGAGTTAGTGGCAAGCGCCCCAGTTGTGAGGTTCGCAATGCTGGCTGGAGTTACGCCTTCGGTTACTCCGCACTTGACGCGGAACCATCGTGTGTTGTCGGGAGCGTCACTGCTGTCACGGAACAGCGGCTCGATTGTGATCGTAGGATTGGTGCCAGCTGTAATCTCGACACCGACGAAAATGGTGTCATATCCGAAACAGTCTAGCCCCGTCGTTGGATCATAATTGGCATCGGACAGCGTGGAGCTTTCGGCCGCAATTGCGCCCGTCACTGAGCGCGTCACGAATGTACGTCCGCTCGCGAATGCGGTCTTTCGTTCGTCGGTCATCGGTTACCAGTTGGTAATCAGGTAGTCGACGGTCGACGTGTCGTTAGTGTTGACGCTTGCGTGATCACTCGTCACAGCATTGATGACCACGGCGCCGGTGCCAATGATGCCGGCGGTTCTGTTGGCCACTGGAGCGCAGTGATCGATTGTGGTCGTCGTTGTTCCTCCGGCTGTGTTCAAATTGATTTGAATCGAGCTCTTGGTCGTACTCTTGAGCCACAGTCCTTGAGTCGAGCCCAGTGTAACCGTGCCTGCGACAAGCGTTGCTGTTCCCTTGACGATACGCGGGTAAATAACTGGATTATCCGTATCGACTACGGAGCCCTTAGCTGCGCTGCTCTTCCATGAGCTCCCACCATAGAGAGTTCCCTCATAGCCAGCTTCGAAGACGGCCCCGAGCGGGATCACCTTAGCGGCTGCCCACCAGTTGGGACGAGTCAAGGGAGCTGTTCCAGAAACGGTGCCGACTACATACGGGCCATTTTGTGCGGCCGTGGTTTGCTTGGCTAGCAGCACGATGTCGCCCGCGGCATACGTGATCCCGTCCTGGCTGACCGTGAAGGTAGCCAAGGCGGCGACGTTTGAATCGACAACGCCGCGGACCTGGTAGACGTTGCTATTGGTCTGCGCGTTGAAATTTGCTGCCGACTGCGTGCCGGCAGTCGTGGCTGTTGCGGCTCCGTAGGTTGTGGTCGTGTAGGACGAGAAGTCTAGCGTGTCGGTTCCGACGACCTTTGCTCCGGGCCACCCTGCCGTGGACATGGACCAGAATGTTCCGGCGCCTGCCGTTCCTTCTGCGACGACCACGACTGCTCCGGATTGGACCATGTCGGCCATGTTGAAGTCGGTAGCGCGCGTGAATGCGCAGGATGCTGCCGCAACAGTTCCAGCGACATAGATGCCGTTTTGGCTGTGCGTCGACTGGTCCTTGACGAGGATTCGGTCACCTTCGACGATCGTCCCACTGGTATCAATGGTGGTCGAGACTGCGGTGAGGGTCAGGTTCGTGGTCGTGGCAAAACGACACATGCGAACCATGGCGGCGCCAGTGCGCTGACCAGATGCTATGTGGATCACCGAACGCGCGAGCTTATCTGGAGTCTGATTGGCTTGCTCGTTGGGTACGGTCGGGATTGTGAGATAACTCATGGCTGATTTGTCCTCAGTTGGTTTCGACTTTGGGTGCAGCCACTACAGGTGCCCCGTTGGTTTTAGAGTCTTTTTCAGCGCCGCTCTTTGGAGTTCCGTTGCTGGGCGCTCCGTCTTTTCCGTCAGGCGTACCGCCGTGAATTGTCAGCGGCGGAGATGACAGCGATCGCGCGTCGTCTTCGTCCAGAAGCTTCACGCCGGTGCGCTCGCCTAGATCGTCCATATCCACGCGCCGCGCGAACTCGGGCATATTGTGCGATCCGTCCGAAACCATCTTGAGCAACGTTTCAGGATCCGGAGCCTCATCGACAATGAGATTGTGACGCGGAAGCAGCCGTCTAGGAGCCTCTGGATAGTTCAGCTGCATCCATGGTCGCGCAGCATCTTCTTCTAGAGTGTCGCACAGGCACCGCGCCGAGTATTTGAAGATCTTCTGGGTGTCTTTGGCGGCCTGTTGAGCTGTCGCCAGGTTTCCGTTTGCTCCGGGCTCTGTCGTGAACGACTGCCCGATGAGCGACTTAGCGTAACCGCGAACCAGGAAGTTCAGCCACTCCGTTGCGGACATGGCCGCCGCGTCCTTGAGAATCTCAACCTTGGTTGAGTCCGGAAGAACGCCAGACAGAAGGCCGCCGGATGCCAGCGCTGTGCAGACGGCCTGCAACATCGCCTCGTCTTCAGGATTCGCGATCGATCGCGTCGTGCCTTCGGCTAATCTTCGATTGAAGTAGCCAAGAACGCGCGGTTTGATGATGCGCTCGAAGTCCTGCGCGGTTGCTCGCATGAGCATGCGCTTGAAAAGCATATTGTAGGCGATGAAACGAGCTTCACCGTCGCGCGTCGGATAGTCGCCGTTCAGCGCTGGAGTATGGACAATGAACTTGCCAGGGAACTGCGACACTCGAAGCCCAAAAACGCCAGTGGTTGGCCCCATGTAGGACATGCCGGGCCCGACTAGCCCTTGGTCGTAGATGTACAGGTCCCAACTAGTAGGGTTCGGGTAGTTGAGCCGTCGACTATGGATATTCGACAGCCCAACGATGTCCCAATTGGAACCGTTTAGATCCCAGATGATCTCACTGGCGCTAACGCCATAGATATCACCCCATAGCAACTGAGCAGTTCGCTGCTGCAGCTTCGGGATTTCCTTGAATTGCTCGCCGTATCGGGCTGCAATTTCTTTGGCTAGCCCGAAATCGGGGTCTTCTTTCGGGATGTCGGCTGGAAGAACTTCGTGTCTGCCGCAGGCCACGCCAAGCACCCGAGCTCGGACTGGACCGCGCGCATCTGGATCGCACTCGAGCAGCTCATTGATCAGATCAACGAACTGATAGCGCCAGCCAGAATTGCAAAGGCGAAATGCCGAGCTGACATACTGCCCGGTGAGGTTCGCGCCAATTACAATCGGGTACCGGTCGATGACGGGCGGGCGCGCAATGATGTCTTGCTGCTTCTCCCAAGGCATCGCCGGGATTTGCACCGGTGCCTTCGGAGTTGCGTCTTCAATAGCTTGCTCTGTTGCGCCTAGTAGTCGCCTATTGACCCGGGCTCGGCTTCGTTTGCTCATGGGTCAATTTCTCGTTGAATCTAGCGACGTCCTCTTGACTCTGTCTCAGAAACCTATCAAACGCGCCCATGGCTCCGTCTTGGCCAAGAGTCGCGTTTTGGTTGCCGCCAAAGTCAGCGGCGGAGTTGTCGAAGTGGACGCAGTTGGATGCGTTGACGGATCCGCGCGGAACCTCAGGGGCCTGTATTTGTTCTTGACCGCTCGGCCTCTTTGCCTTGCCGAGCAGAAAATCAGTCGGGCTAGCCATATCTCATTGGTGAGTCATAAGACTGGACACAGGTCTTTGGGTTGACCTTGGACTCATATGGCTCTGGTTCGCCATTCAACTGATCGAACATTGCCGCCAGCGAATCAACGAAGTCGTCATGTCGGTCGCTCACGCCAGTGAATGAACCGACTTCCTCAAGTAGCTCATGGGCCCAGTCAGGCACCGGAGTAATGTCCGACGATCCGTCTTCCGTGTAGGACGACGGCAGAAGTATCTTTCCCAGGTTCCACGCATTGGCCGCCGGCTGTGCCCTCACGAACTTATCTGCGGTTGCCAGTCTGTCGATAATGTTGGCCCCGAGGGATCGCATCAGTCCAGCTGTGCCGCGCTCAGTGGTCGAGCAGTACCAGCGGCACGGACCAGGCAGCAGCTCTTGCCGCTGCTGGACTATGGCAGCGAACTCGTGTGCCTGGCAGCGTTTAGCAATCGCATCAACAACGTAAATGAGTCCGTTGTGTCGGATGCCGGTGATCATTACGGATTGGTCAGAGTATGTCTTGGCCGCATAAGCCAAGTCGCACCCGTGACCGATTTGATACCCGTGACCCGGCAGCTCCCTTGGATCGTACCAAGTTGGATCGCCAAAGACTTTACCCCCGCGCGGTCTAGGTTCGCCCTGGTAGAGCGACGCGAACTTGTACGGGTTGGTGTCCCGGATGTTCCGCAGGAAGTCTACAGACCAAACGTCGGGCAGCAGGGCTATATCGTCAGCGGACCCGCTCAGCGCCGGAAGGTTAATCCCGTGCCAGTTCGAATCAAGCTTAGCTCGACCGATTGGATCGTCTGGGTGCCACCGAGTATGGACCAGGAAAACGAACCCGTCCGGACTCAATCGAGTCAATACGTCGTCGTTGATCCAGTCCCAAATCTTTGCGCGCTCAACAGCGCTCTCAGCCTGCTCGCGCGACTTCACCGGATCGTCAATGACGATGAGACGAAAACCGCGACCCGTTAGCTCGCCTCCGAGCCCACGCGCGCAAAGGCCGCCACCTCCAGCAATCTCCCATTCATCCTGGCGATTTGAGTCGCTAGCGAACTTGAGACCAGCAGAAGCGGCGATCCGTCGGATGCCGCGGCTCTGCGTGTTGGCAAATGCTCCCGTGTGGGTGCAGTAGGCGACGCCCTGATCGGACCATCGAAGCAAGTGCTTGACGATTGCGTGCTTGAGCGTCTCTGACTTGTAATGTCTCGGAGGAACCGAGAACCAAAAGAGTTTTTGCCCGTGCGCCCGCTCCGAGATAGCGAGCTCTAGTTGCTCGACCAGTGGTAGCAGATGCGTCGGGGGCCGAGTCGGAGCGCCCTTGATGATTGGGCTCAGTCTCGGGATTAGGTCAACGAGAGGGCACTCACCGGGACTAGTTCCCAGCTGAGCCAAACGCGCCCTTGATGACCCGGCCGCCTTCACCTGTGCCGCTTGGGTCTTGAGTCGGTTTATCTGCGCTATTTGCGCCGACACCCGGCTGAGCGTCGTTTGTCCCACCGAATGCTTGCCTCGTTACCATGAGACCGCCGATCTTGTCGGTTGCCTCTATTGCCTGGCCCATTGTTGCGTTAGGAGCCAGTTCCATTACCCTGTCCAGAAGCTTGTCCAAACACAGGTGGAGCTTGTCGCGACTTCGCTCTACTGCGGCCTTGTGTTCGACTGCGACACGGGCTGCCAAGTTCGGCGCTTCCCCCTTGGTCAGTCTCGCTTGATGCCGCTGAATTGTTCTTACAGACAGCCCGAATTGCTTAGATGTAGCCTTGGCACCGAATGTCGCGGCGTGCGACAGGATGATGGCTAACTCTGCCTCATCGACCGCCGTCTTGTTCTTGGCGGGGACTCGTTTGCGCTTTTTGGCAGCTGCCACCTGTCACGCCCTCGCTCCCGTCCGTCGCCACTGATTGGCCTCTGCGAATATCGACTGGATGACTCGCCGCCTCTCGCTGGTACGACACGGTGGCTCCGCCAGCTCAAGCGGGTCGAACTCTGGCTGACTCATACGGCGGAGCGTCTGGGCAGTGATGAGCAGTAGCTCTGGACTACGAAGGTCTAGATCCGACACGGGTTCAGCGATGTGGCGACCGGAGAACGCTGCCGCTCTTTCAGTCTTCCCTAGGCTTATAGGATCGCTCCTCTGGTTCTTTTGGGTTTTTTGCCTTTCTTGCGTTTTGGTTTCCACGTCGAGCGCGAGCCGGAACCCTG